GTCCCCTATTTTGAAATTTTTTAAAAAGTTTTAGGGGGGGTTACTTTTTCTCGCCAAAATTCTCCCAAAGCTGTTAAAACGTCATTGTCTCGGTCATGCATTTGGTCGTGACACTTGCTGCAAAGTGATAGTAGATTCCAAGATTCTAAACGTAAGTCTGGTCGTTCGAGTAATGGATTACAGTGATGAACTGTTGTTGCGGTTCGATTCTTACCGTACCGTTTACAATTTCGACATTCGTATTGATCTCGGCGAAGAATCTTTTCGCGTTTGCTTCGCCATTGTCTTGTTTTGTAGAAACTCATTCACTACCCTCGAGATGCGTTGGTAGTTCGTCATCCATGTATTGTAATTGTCTATCACGAATATGTTCTAAGATTGCCATCATCTTCATAGCTTTATATTTCCGCTTGGTATGTTTGCATAACGGAATTGCAATTTGTAATCTAGCAATACGTTCGTCACAAATCTTAATCATTGATTTACTAACCATTTCATACGAAAGATTAACAGTTATTTCTTTAAGCATCCTTCATCCCTCCACAATCATTTACGTCTTATCGCACCATTCCTACGTTTATAAGTATCTCGATGCACTCCCATCAACTCTTTAATCTCACGTTCACTCAAAGGCTTCTGATTGCTCCTAGAAACGTTTTTCTTCTTAGGATGACTCTTTGTTCGTTCGCCCTCTGAAACTCCTAATCTCGCCTTTGTATCGCTATCTATGATGTGTTCAATTTTCATTTACCTCACTCCCTGTTATGTTTTCAAATCCACACACCAAAAATGCTGCTACTAAAAGGAACTCAACGTTCGGTAGTAACAGCATCTTAATTGGTATGTAGATTTCAAAGCATAATAAAAAGCCACACTCAAATGAATGTGACTTGAACGATTTCAAATTATTACTTTCTGCCTCGATAAAATTCAGTTAATCGATTTTCAAATTCAACATATAAATCATTAGCGTCTTCAAAAGAAATTCCATATTTGTTTGAAGCGTACTCAAACACGATACTGTCGTGTGTTTCAGGCACGTAGTCTTCACTATACTTATCGAACTCATTGCGCATATCTCTAAAAATATGGTTGTTTTCTAAAGTATCGAGAAAAGCTTCTGTTTCTGGGTCTCTTGGATATTTTTCGTTATTCATCATCATACCTCCCTTCCACACTATCATAGTTGACATGGAAAGAAATGTATGTAATAGAATTTTGACATAAAAAAGCAACCACCCTTCCTCAAAGGTGATTGCCTTTCATATATTGTGGTGTCGGAAATAGATCGCTAGATGTTAGATTTAATTTGTAAATAAAAAGTCTACATTCTAGCTTATCTCTCTTTGCAATAGCTAACTTGCAAACTATTACAATCTCATAATATTACATTTTTTCAATAGTTTCAGTCCCCAAAAGGAACGTATCCAAAAGGTTACTAACTCAAAGGTTACTAGCTAATGAATCAGCGAACTTAATCATCTTCATAATGTCCGCATGTTTACGTTTGATATAACCGTGACTATATTTGAGTTCGTCTGATATTTGTTCCAATGTTTTACCTTCAAACCATTTCATTCGTAAGATTTGATTGTCTAATCCCTCGAATCTTTCAACCAATGCAACTAATTCATCTTGTTGCTTGTTTTTCTCACCTAATAATTTAAGGTCCATTTCAATTTTATCTTCTAAACCAGAAGCAATTGAATCAGCTTCTAACTTAACCTTTGATAAGTCACCTTCAACCCATCGCTTCAATTCATTTTGATTCTGGTCAATTTTTAATTCCAAATAGGCAATTTCATTTTTTCTATCGATATATTCTTTTAACCATTCGTACATATGAGCACCACCTTAATTTGACTGTCATTCCGCTTACTCTAAGACGTTTTTAAGATTTGGCTAAGTCTAACTCATTCCCATATAAAGAACGTTTAATTTCTTGCTGAAACAAGGCAATTTCATTACGTAATTCAGAAAGTGTCTGTGCATCTGATTCGAATATGTTTTGTCTCATAATTAAATCGATTCCTTGCTCAACCTTTCCGCAATACTTCCAAGTTTTCCATTCTTCACGCAGTTCAGTAGAATGTTTTGTTTCATCAAATTTAGGTGCTTTAGTTGGGTCAACAATATGTCGGCGTTGGATAACGATTTGCATACCATCGCTTGTTAATTTGTAATCGTCCGTTACTTTAATATCTAGCATATTAATTCTCCTTATCTATCGCTTTCTATTTGCCGTTTTATAGATTGAGAGGATAAATACTATTACCCTCTCGTTAAATCGCTAGAATTAAACGTTTAAATCCGATTCCTTAACAAACACACCATTAATCGTTTTACCTGTGCGACCTTTAATCTCGTCATACGCACAATTCAAGCATTCGTATAAATCCATATCATTTTGTTGAGCTAGAATGATTAATGTAACAACAACATCGCCAATACCATCACGCAAAGCATCTTTATCACTACGAGCTAATGCTGCAGCCACTTCTCCTACTTCCTCCACAACCTTTAAAAATTGTTTACTAGACTCTGCTTTGTCTAAGCCTTTATTGATTGACCATTCTTCTACTTTTGCTATTAGTTCGTTCATTTTGCTTCCTCCAATTTCAATTTACGTTTTATCTCATGTTTGTTGATGTTATTAGATATTTTCCATCGTTGTAATGTTGCTAAGGATGTTCTTAGTCTGTGAGCAAGTACCTTTTCGGGTAAGCCTTCGCGAACAAATCTGATATATTCTTCAACAGTTAAAGAAAATTTAACAGGTGCTATTACTGTTTCTTTCCAAGAAGATGCATCTTCATTTACATGTTTACGATCATTTGTTAATTTCAAGAGTTCATTACCGATTGCTCGAATCTGTTTGTCATTCCCTGGAGTTCGTTCTAAGATTTCAATTTGCTTCAACAATTCAATCCGTTTCGCTCGAATCTCTTTGGGTAGCATTTTTCTCACCCTCCAATTTAAGAATTTGAATAGTCGTATAAACTAAAGCATCTAACAGTTCTTCTCGATGATGCTTCATCCATCCTAGTAAGTCGTATTCATCTGGTTTTACGGTGTGACCATATTTAGCTATCCCTTTTGCCGTTTGTAATTCCAGTAAGTCATTTACCTCTCGCAATACGTCATTTGCGATAATGTGTTCATCGATTGTCATTCAAAAAACTCTCCTGTCCATGGTTCCACTTCGATTACCTTTGCTTTTAGCTCCTCAGCTAATTGAGTGATTTCATGTTGAGCTCCTGCACCTGGTTTACGCTTGCTATAAAAATCTAACAATGTTCGTAGATTTGCAGTTAAGACTAGATTGCATGATGCTGCGTTTGGTAATACTGAACGTGCATCTTCTTGAGGTACACCACTTTCAATAAGGTGGTCATAGAATTTTTGGATTTCCAACATAAATCGATCGAAATCTTTCTCTTGATAATTTCCGAAAACTTTTTCCGGCACCACATAATCAAACCCACCAGAACGTGAATCACTACTAAACTTCACATATCGTTGAGACTGTACACTGAATGACATATGTCGATGTCTCGTTAATTGAGCGAGTAATGATCGTGATACTCCTTCGATAGCAAATGTGAAATTTAGGTGCTCAAGAGTTGAAGTATGACCGCTTGATACAATTTGTTTAAATAATCGTTTACCTTCTTTGCCTCTATCACCGAAATACTTTTCTGATTCAGTTTCTAAAACTTCTAGTGCCGTTTTATGAGAATAGCATTGGCGAATGGCTGCAAGTGATACCGTTTGTCCATCTGACGGAGGTTCACCATGTGCATATAGGTCTCGTACAAATTCGTTCTTTTCAATTAGAAATCTAAATGTTTTATCGCTCAATTGTGTATGTGCCAATAATTCTACTTTCACTTTCATTCCTCCTGATTTCTTCGTTATGTTCAGTAAAATTCCCAATAACTAGGGAAATTGACCTTAGACGTTACTCCTTATCTTCGAATATTTCAAAAACTACTTTATCTTCCTTCAAATCACCTGTAAAAAGCAACTCTATATCACCAGAATTTACATCTAGTTTTACCATTTTCTTATTCCTCCTATTGGAAAATTTGGTTCTTACATTCCGAAACTGTTTCAACGGAATTGTTCATTAAAAATTTTCGTCAATCTCACTCTTCAATTCATTCATATGAAAAGCGCATAATTTAACTAACTGAGTATGTCCTCTGAATGTAAACTCTACATCCCATAAATACGGTTTGTTTGCTGAGCCATCACAACAATTACAACTCGCATATTTTTCTTGATTCTTCTTAATCTTGATAGGCATTTGACCGCTCCTTTACTTCGCATTATGTTTCAATCACTCTTCCTCATCTTCATCCTCTTCTATTTCCTCGCCACAATTAGGATTCACGCATTCTTGCATAGGCTCGTAGCAAATGCTGCCCCAAAATTCACGTGGTTCTTCCCACAGTTCCAAGGTTTCCTGTTCACAAATCGGACATTCGACTCTTCTCGCCATTGTTTATCCCTCCAACTTCTGCAATCTAGCTTTGAGCCGTTTAACTTCCGTTTCAGCCTTTTGCGCACGCTTGTTTAAATCGTTATACGTCTTGTTAGCTGAGTGCATCGCTTTTTCGATAATTAATAGGTCATCTAAGATTAAATGTGTACTAATCGTTTTCTGACGTTTGCATCGATAACGTAATTCGAGGATTTTCTTCAACTCTGATTTCACTTAATTCACCTCATCATCCAAAGAAATCATTCGTAATCGATTCGGACCATTGCCGCAGCGATTTTTATAAGTTGGATAGGTCATCCATTTTAGAAAATCAATCGACTTACCTGTTTCTCTATGAATCTCACGAATCGTTCCCTCTGCAATAAATTGATCGCCTTTGTATAAAGCGTAGATTCGTTTATGCCATGCGATTTTCATAAGCTAATCCCGCAAATCTCATCTTGGATTTCTTTTAATCGCTGTTTACTTCGTTCAATTTCCTTCTCATCACTTTGTTCCATCGCTTGATACAAACTAGCTAATTCATAATCTTGTTCCAGGTGTAAGATGTGTAAGTATTGTTTTTGAATATCAACTTTTCGAATGATTTTAATCATTTGTTTCATCGAATCACCTCACATATTTTTAGAAAGCCCCTCGTTTCAAATAATTCTTCATTTGGTAATAGAATCGATGGTAAATGTTATGGCCAATCATTGCCTTGCTCATGGGTACAATCTCAAAATTGTACTTCGCTTTAAAAGATTCCAATCTAGCCTTTAATGCTTTGGGGTCGTATGCACTTCGATAGTCACCAAGCATTAATCTTTCATCAAAATCTTTTTGTTCCACAAACAATACGAATTTATATCGCTGTGATCTCACAAGCTCATTTTCAAAAGCTGCTTGAGTAGATTTTTGTAAGTTGCCACAAATTTCATCTACATTCGCTTTTCTTTCGACTACGCTGTTTAAATAAATATCTCGATTAATTCCTAGCTCTGGATTAGCTGGAATGAAGCAGCTATAATCACCGACATCTAACTTTTGTTTTTTAGTAGGAATATTCTTTTTCTCGAGGTATTTTATAATGTGGGAATTTTCCTGTTCACGAGTGTCGTATATAATGACCATCGTTTCTAGCAGTTTCTTTATTTCTGTATCTGTAAAGTGATAGTAAATCATTTGTTATTCACCTCGTTCGAGCAACTCGTTATACAACTTCATTAATTCCTCAGCGGACGCATTTTCATAGTAAGAGTCTGCGTACCTACCGTGAAATACTTGTAAGTACGCGACTAATTCTTCTCTAGTGAAATCCATTAGAATGGTAATTGGTCCTCTGAAATTTCAATTGGTCCGTTGTTTTGTTGAGGTGTATTGCTTTGTCCGTTCGATTGATTTTTCGAATCTAAGAATTCGATTCTATCCACCATTACATCAGTAGTGAAAACGCGTTTGCCATCTTGTCCTTCGAAACTACCTGTTTGAATTCGCCCCACTACACCAATTCGACTACCTTTAGTTTGATAATTCGATAGATTTTCGGCAGTCTTTTTGAAAGCTGTGCAAGTGATGAAATCTGCTTCACGTTCTCCACTTTGATTTGTAAAGTCTCGATTGACTGCTACTGTAAACTTACAAATTGCCACTCCTGATGGTGAATAACGTAATTCTGGATCCTTTGTTAAACGACCGATTAAATTCACTGTATTCATTTTTAAAATCCTCCTATTTTTCGAATATCATCGCTGTTGCGGGAAAAATTAATATTTCGTCTTTCAAATCTCTCAATGACAGATATTCATTTCTGTCCGGAAACCAAAAGCTCTTATCCATTTGGTTCGTAATATCAAATATTTTCGAAGGAAGCCTTCCGATTTCATTAAAACAATGTCCCTTAGCTGATTGTTCATCTGTTGCAAATACTAGAAAATGCTGATTATTTCCTAAAGGTGTTGTAAATAATTTGATGGGACTTAGGTTTAACTCGTTTCTTTCCCTCATGGTTTGTACTTCCTCATGATTGACTAAATCCCAATCAATTCCCTTAGATGGATCAGTACCTTTTACAATTCCGTTTTTAATTAGCCAATAAATCGAATAAGCCAATTTTTCACCATCGTATTTTATTGCATCATATAGCAGCTCATTAAATGTCATCGATAGCGCCTGTAAATTTGTTGTATTTCGCTTCAATAGTGCCGACTTCACCGTTACGTTGCTTAGCAATAATCATTTCAAGAGAGTTATCATCTTCATCTTTAGAGTAATAAGCATCTCGATAAAGGAATACAACTACATCTGCATCTTCTTCAATGCTCCCGGATTCTCGTAAGTCTGATAACATCGGTCTTTTATCATTTCGCTTTTCAACGCTTCTTGATAGCTGAGCAAGAGAGATAACTGGACATTGAAATTCTTTAGCTAACGCTTTTAATGATTTAGAAATATCCGATGTTGCCAAGTGCATATTTCCTTTATGGTCATCAGTCGGTTTAATCAAAGTTAAGTAGTCAATAAACACAATGATTTGCTTATCTGGATTCTGATTTTTCAACTTCCTTATTTTCATTCGCATTTCCGGGACAGTTTGACCGCTTTTATCAAAAATTTCAACATTAGTTTCAGAAACTTGTCCGATTGTTTTCATCCATGTACCTTTTTGTGCTTCGGACAATCGATTGTATAAATCTTTCATTTTGGAACGGTTATATGAACCTGTCGAAGCAATCAATCGGTCTCTTAAGCTATCTGCGTTCATTTCTAGCGAGAAAATAATTGGGAGACAATTGCTCCATCCTGCATATTTTGCTAGATGAAGCATGACATCTGTCTTCCCCATAGAAGGCCTTGCTGCTAAGATAATTAATTCTCCGTTTTGCCATCCGTTTGTAGCATGTTGCAAACTTTTCAATCCGGTATTTATTCCTTTTGCTTGTTCTTTAGGATTCCACGGATCTTCCACAACTTTTGATAACAATTCACTAATGCTGTTATGGTCATTGATTTTATTGGAGATAAGATTATTTAGTTCACTAGTGATTTTGTCTAGTTTCCAATTTTCATATTTAGCAAGCTCCAAGATGTTCATTTTTTCTCGTTCTTGCCATTTCTCGATAAGCAACTCTACATAACTATCAAATTTAGTTTCATTAGCTACTTTCGAGATGTTGTTCAGTTTTCCAGCTCCGCCAAACTCTTGATGATTACTGTGGGTGAGCAGAGTGACCATATCAACTACTTGACCTTTCGTTTGTAAGTCTTTCATTGCTTTTAATAAGTTTTGATTTTCTGTACTTTGAAAGTATTCAGTGCGTAATTCTGTATCATTTAATAAGTGAGGTTCTTTTAATATCGTACCTAGAACCGCTTCTTCTGCTAACATCAACCCTCACCTCTTGATATATCGAAATTGAATTTCTTGTTAATGGGTTGTTGAGGCCCCTGTTGACTGTTTTTTTGTTTATCTTCTTCATACCGTTTTACAACCCAATTCAATATAGCTCTGTAATCTGATTTGTATTTCTTTCCGCTTGAGCCTTTATAGTTATCAAGAATTTGAATCATTTCTTTTGTAGGTTCTTCACCATATTTTCTAACTAGTTGTTCGTGTTCGGTGATGGAAAGGGCAACAAATTCAGCAAACAGTTCTTTACTTTCCTTTCCTTTACTTTCCTTTCCTTTCCTTTCCGTACTTTTGATGACATTAACACCACTTGAACTAGAGTTATTGTTTACATTTACTCCGTTTTTGTTCGCATTAACGTCATTTTTTACATTAATTAGGAGAAATTCATCAATCAAATCGATGTTTTTTCGCCTAGATGATGCTTCAAAATAACGTTTTTGGATGCCTTTTGATGTTAATATTTGATGATGTTCAAAAAGGTTATTGTCGAAAATACCGTACTTAATGCAATCATTAACGACCTCATTAATGGGTTTAATGTCAACATTAACTCTTTTCGAGAACAGTATTTGTTCCATTTCAGTCCATTTGTAGTAATAGCCTTCTCGATAGATCCGCATGAGCAATTTGATTAAGATGCCAAACCCCTGTATTCCATGCAGTGCTTCGACCAGTTGAACCTTGTCATCCTGGTCGATATCTACATCTAACGAGAAATAATCAAGCCCTTGCTTAAGAGGTCTAGCCATTCCTCTCACCTACTCCAATGTTGTTAAATATTCGATAATTTTACTTGCTTCTTGAGCTGTTAATTCTTTAGTAGCTTTATTGATTTTTAAATGAGTTGCTGCACTTTGGTAGACTTGTTTTTGGTCCACTCCAGTAGTTTTCGAAATGTTTGCAGTTTTAGCGCCTATCGCCTTGATTTGAGCCTCCGAAATCATTTTCGGTAAATTCATTTGCGGTTGTGGTTGCTGCTGCGGTTGTTTTTGTGGTGTGCTATTTCCAAATGTTGCGTTATTACCATCATCATCTTCATCCGAAGTGATACCGAACACCGCTGATAAGCTATATCGTTTCAGATATGTGATAACACTTCCGGTTGCTTGAGCATCATCTTTCGCTGGTCTCGCAAATACTGGATCCGTTTCGACAAACTCGCCACTAGAGTGCATGAGAATTGTTACGATACCTACTTTTGTATCTTGGTTGACTGGATATTGCATAAATGACAATCCGTGTTTCGGTGCGATATCCGTAATGGCTTCAACGACATTTTCGAGAGGTACATACTTACTTTTGAAGAATGGATTCGCTTTATCTTTTAAAGGCTGCTTCACTTCGGAATGAAATGAAGCCAGCGCCTTAGCCAATTCAGCGATTGATTCGGATTTATTCACTTATTACACCTCGCCATCTTGATTAATCATTTCTTGATAAGCTTCATTGAGTAATTTACCTACCGCTTCTCTTCGTGCATCAATATGCTTTTCAACAAACTCTCGCTTTTCTTCGTCTGTAGTTCCTGTGAATGTTTTTCCAAGCACTTCACACGTTGACGTGACCATGAAATTTAGCATTTGATTTGGCATAAATTCACCCTCTTATTTAATTTGTAATGATTGTTTCTCAACCAATTCAGCACCTGGAATCTCATGTTCTTTCAATCTAGCTGTTAGTTCTGAACGACTGATAGTACGTTCAACTTTGAAGAACTCTTCTGGAATTTTTGTTTCATCGACAATTTGAACAGATGTAGATTTGCGGAAACTAAATGTGAATTTCTCCGTCTTCAATCGTTTCGCACCTTTTTTATCTGGTTCAATTGTTTCTAACGCTTGGGCCATTGAATCTTTCATTCTTTGAATCTCATTCTCCATGCGTTTACGTCTATCAGCTAAGCGTTTTTCCTCTGCTTTAAGACCATCAACATCGGATTCGATGTTTTTGATTACCATTGCATAGCCTTCGAGTTTTTCTTCCACAGATAACTGAATGGATTCGAGAGTGTCCTGTAAACCTTCTGTGCCATCTTCAATCATTTGTTGGAGCGTTAATAGATCGCCAGTTAGTTGATAAAGGGTAGCCATTATTTAACCTCCATTTCATAAATAGCGTTTGTGTCGTTGATGATTGTTAAATATTTGGATGGTGTCCAACCACATGGACCTTCGTAAATGTCTTTTTCTCCAACTTTCCAAACAGTGAACGGTTTATTTGAATATGGATTACTTATTCGATTTTGATTTTCTACTACTTGCCCTATTGCAAATGTCGGCTGCACCGCCTGTTCAAACTCTGATACATCCAAACCTAACGCTCGTCCTAATGCGATGGCTTTACCGATGTGTTCGTTGAATACGTCAGATGGGTTGCATTTAGCGATACCTTTCGGACGAGTAATTACACCTGCGTGAGCTAGATATGGCAACGCAACTACCGTTCGTTTTTCAACATTGACTACGAACTGAATTCGAATATCACCTGCTTGACTCGTGACTGGCGTTGTTCCCACTTTTGCAATCGGTATATGACCTTCCACAAACTTCTTAGCCTTCTCAATAATTTCAGCACGTTGTTGGTTCGGTGATTTATCAACTGTTTCAAATCCAATTGGTGCATAAGGTGGTTCATCAACTGTGGAAGGAATAGCTTTCATAATTTCAGTTGGCTTTTTGATTTCCAAAATTTCAGCAAGTACGGATTTAAGCGATTCGACTTCTTTTTCTAAAACTGGAATACGTTCAACTTCTTTTTCTAATGCTGTGATGCGTTGGTTTTTTGTTTGTTTTGGTTTAACTAATTTCAATTCATCAAATGTATGCCAACCTCCATACTCGTTCGAACCAACAACACTTGCTCTTTCCTTCACAATTACAAGAGCATCAGTAGGACCTAATTTAGTTATAGTGCCCATATCTCCAACTTCATTTAGCGAACAATGTTCACTTAAAATAACTTCAACCTTATCTCCAACTTGAAATTTCATATTTTTTATCCTCCCGGGTTATAAAATTATTTATTTGATGCTATACTGTCAGTGTTAATATTTTTCGAGTGTTCATCTTCGGTTGCCGCCTTGGATGAACTTTTTTCTTTTGGCAAAGCATCTTCCATGTCTCGCCAGTAATCAGATTCACGATCGTAATCATCGATTGGTGAATATCCTCTATTCATTTGAACCACCCAATACATAACGAGCGAATTCTCCATCATCCAGTAACACTTTTGCAGTTTTTAACGAGATTGTAATTCGTTCATAATTTTTCGGGTCAGCGTAGAAGTTGAGAGCTGAACGCAATTTTGTGATTTCGTTACGCAGCTTAATCTTGTCGGACAATTGTTGAACAATTTCGTCATCCAATCGTTCGTTTTCTTCGTTGAGTTGTTTATTAATCGAGCGTTCATCTTGTAGAGCGATATTCGCAGCATTCAACTCATGCTGTAAACGATGGATTTCCTTTTCACGTTCTGCAGTTTGCGTCAACATCTGAACCTGTTCAACACCTGAGAATTTACGAGTTGGCGGTAGCATCTTATTCATCTGTGGAAGACACCTCAACATTCACATTTCCTTTAGCAATTTCCATTGCACTCTCCAAACCTTCGATAAATGAAACTTGACCAGTAACTTCTTCAATTAAGTGTTTAATCCCAATATCGACAAATGGCATATCACGATTTTCTAGTACATTATCAGCAATTTGTAATTTTAATTGAATTAGATATTCAACTGATTCATCGATGGTTTTTTCAAGCCGTTGGATAAAATGTTGAGCCTTACTTGGATTTTCTATTGCTTGTGCGAAATCAGCAGATACATCCGCTGGCATTAAATCGTGGTATTCACCATCGTAGAAATTTTTTGTTTCTCCAGGTGCTACTTCTACTTCCACAGATACAATATTGTGTTTACGACCTAAGACATTTAATGTTGGTTTGTTCATAATTTGTTTTCCTCCTATTTTTCAATTAATTACCGTTACCGGTTTTAGTGCTAATTCATAAGCTGCTTGTAATTCTTCGAGTGAATATTGCATAACCTCACCCCTTCCAAGGCGCTGGAATCGTACGGCTACTTCCAGTAAGTTTGTGGATGATAAGCCATCCATCACTTGTCTTCTTACTAATCAACCAATTATCCGAATTGAGATTGATAGATTCGAGATATAATCTCTCGTTGACTGTTAAGCGTTTTGGATTTTTCATTGATTCACCTCTCTCAAACTTCCACAAGATTAATAGATTAACGACCAAATTTATGAGCGTTGATTGCTCTAGCTTGTACTAGCTTTGTGAACTTCTCTTTGGCTGTTAGCTTGTTCCATTCGCCTGCTTTGATATTCATCCAATTCACCCCTTTCTAGTAACTCTTGATAGAGTCGTGGAGCCGATGTTTTCATGAAGAAAGCGTGCATTTTCTTCTGCGTTTCGATTGATGGGATTGTTTTCATTTACTCACCTTCTCATCATTCGAAAGTCATTTGACTATTCCAACTATCAATTTCCATCTGCAATGATGTGGAAGGTCTCCAAAGTTGAATGAAACGTAATGCTTCCTCTTGTTTCATTTTCGGAATGTCTCCGTAACGAGGAACCTTGAAATACTGTTTGAACTCGTTCCAAAATGCTGAGAACACTTTTTTGCTAACATTTTTATATGCGTTTGATTCTTTGCCACCTAAAGAATGTGTAACGGATCGTTTAGCTGCTTGTTGAATTTCTTGTTGTTCTAATGAATCAACTCGCATACTACCTTTTAGAAAATCTACATCTAATTTAATAGATTTGATTTCGCGATGATGTTCCAATGATGTTTGTAATAAAAGTTCTGTTGTGTCTTGTGGTTGTTGCTGTTTTTCAATAAATTCACGCATGCGTTTAAATTCCTGAATAAACTTTACTTTCATCTTCATAGCTTCAGGAGTTGTGTATGACATAACAACTAAAGTGAATGAGTCTTCTGTTAGATTAATTTTTTCTTGAATACGACCTCTCGAATCTTTGTAATCAATAACTCCAAAGTTGGCGGTAATAAATTCTACCTCGTTAGCCTGTTGTAATTTTTTGATTTGATTTTTAATATCACGCTTCACTTTGTCATGGTCTTTCTCAAAAATTTCTGCAATAGTCAAGCTGTCTGTCACCACTTTGTTATCTACAATGAAAACTAAATCTGACATAAATTTCCCTCCTTTTCTCTATCCGATTAGATTTGTACCGTTAAACGGTACTAGCGGTTAAAAAAATTTCCTCATCATCATATTCGCCATCATCCACAATATGAAGTCGAATCATTTCTTCTGGAATCCGATAAACTTTAGCCGCTTTTTTAAATACATAACCAGGAATAGCAGAAATACCTCTCTCGTAGTTGCTTAACGTTTTTGCTGTTATACCAAGCTTCTTCGCAGCTTCTTCTTGTTTCAACTTCGCATTTACTCGAGCCGCTTCTAATGTGATTTGTATCATGTTGTCACCTCCTGTCTGTTTGCTATGAATCTAATATAATACCTTTTAACCGTAGTGTCAACAAAAAATATACCAAAAAATACTTTTATTAGGTATTTTTATAGTTTACAAAACTACCGATTATCGGTAATATAATAGATAAGAACGGAGGTGAACATAAATAATGAAAGATTCGAATGACTTAAAAGAGATTCTATCTAGTAATTTGAAAAGGTTTTTAGACAGAAAAGGTATAAGTCAAACTGATATGGCGAGAGATTTAAACATCCCTGAAACCACTGTTTCTAATTGGATGAAAGCTGAAACATATCCTAGACCCGATAAAATCCAATTAATGGCTGATTATTTTAATGTTAGACGTTCAGATTTAACAGAAGAACAACCGAGTAACCTACTTGAAATTAAAACTAATTTTGTCAAAGTACCTATCCTCGGTAAAATAGCATGCGGCGAACCGTTATTAGTTGCTGAAAATATAGAAGGGTATACTTATGAGTCTGCTGATTCATTACCAAGTGGAAACATCTTCTCGCTTATAGCGAAGGGAGATTCGATGCAGCCGACAATTCCTAACGGATCCATCGTTTTGTTACGAGAGCAATCGGATGTAGAAAACGGTGAAATTGCAGCAGTACAATTAAATGGTGATACAGAAGCTGTGTTGAAAAGAGTTAAAAAGCAAAATGGTAGTATTTTTCTTGTATCGGACAATCACAAATATATGCCGATAATTGTAAACGAACAAAACCCAGCTAGAATTATAGGTAAAGCAATAAGTTATAAAGTACAACTTTAATTACTATCGATAGCAATTAACAAGTAGAGAGTAGGCTCATCCGTCTACTCTTTATTTAATAGAGTTTAAAGAAAGGTGATAATAATGACTGTAGGAATTTATATACGTGTATCCACAGAAGAACAAGCTAACGAAGGGTATTCTATCTCAGCACAAAGAGAACGATTGAAAGCGTTTTGCGTAGCTCAAAATTGGAATGAACATAAATTCTATGTGGACGAAGGTATTTCAGGACGTTCTACTAACCGTCCACAATTTAAAAAGTTAATGAGTGACATTGAAGCTGGACACATAGATGTTCTATTAGTATATCGCTTAGACCGTCTAACAAGATCGGTAAGAGATTTGCACAAAATACTGGACCATTTAGAAAAGTTTAAATGTTTTTTCCGTTCAGCTACAGAATTTTATGATACCTCTACTGCGATGGGAAGAATGTTTATTACAATCGTTGCTGCCATTGCAGAATGGGAATCTGCCAACTTAGGTGAACGTGTGAAAATGGGTCAAATCGAAAAAGCGCATCAGAAGGAATGGGCAGCACAAGCACCTTACGGATTTTACAAAGACGAAAAGCACAAACTCCATCAGCATAAAGAAGAAATTGAAGCCGTAAAATTAATGGTACAGAAAGTCCGTGAAGGTTTTTCATTTCGCCAACTATCCATCTATATGGATTCTACAAAATATAAACCAAGAAGGGGCTACAAATGGCATATAGCAACATTATTGGAGTTGATGCATAATCCAGCACTGTATGGATCAATGCGCTGGAGAGATGAAATAATTGAGGATACACATGAAGGAATTATGTCGAAAGAAGAGTTCAACCAACTTCAAAAAATTATTGAATCTCGACAAAATCAAAAGAAACGCGATGTAAATAGCGTATTTGTTTATCAAACAAAATTAGTTTGCCCCGATTGCGGTAATAGATTATCGTCTGAACGATCTGTGTGGACAAGGAAAACAGATAACCAACAAGTCGAAAGGAACGCATATCGTTGCCAAGTTTGCGCGTTAAACAATAAAACTGATAAAACACCCTTTAGGGTCAAAGAGGTTGATGTAGATAAAGCCTTATTAGAATATATGCCCACTTTAATGTTAATTGCGTCTAACCAAAACATCGAAGTGAAAGAAACTCCAGGAGATGACATTCTCAAAGAGATGAAATCGATAGAAAATCAGCGCGAAAAATATCAACGTGCTTGGGCTTCGGATTTAATAACAGACGAGGAATTTAAAGATAGAATGAGTGAATCGCGTTTACGTTATGAGGAATTGAAAAGTTTACTAGAAAATATGCAAGGTGCTCCACGTGACGAAAAGGATATAGCGAAGCATAAAGAAATGGCGAAGTATTTCGATGATAATTATTCTCGACTTACACAAGAAGAACGTAGAGCATTCGTTCAAACATTTATAGAAAGAATAGAAATTGATGTTGTCGAACGGACAAAAGCGAAAGGATATCGTAACCAAAAAATAAAAGCAGCAGACATCAGCTTTTATTAAGTATTTGTCTGCTGAATTTTTTTGTATTTGTGTAAACTAGACTACTACTAACTTTACATAAATGCATATTATATAGAAGAAGTTCGAATTTAAACAATTATAACAGACAATCAATTTACGGTTGTCTGTTTTTTTATATAGCTTTTCATTCATAAATCCAATAAAATGGTAAAAGAATAGGAGGAATGATAGTTAATGAAAAAGCCATTTTATAAACGCTGGTGGTTTATCGTAGTTGTCGTCATCGTAATTATAGGGGCTATTGGCTCAATGGGTGATGATACTGAACAAGCAAATGATGATTCTGATACTGCAATTACTACCAGCGCACCAGTAACTACAGAGGAAGCAACGGAAGAATCAGCAGAAGAAAAAGCCGCACGCGAAGCCGAAGAGAAAGCGGCAGCTGAACAGAAAGCTAAAGAAGAAGCAGAGGCAAAAGCTAAAGCGGAGGCGGAAGCGGAAGCTAAAGCGAAAGAGGATAGTATCCCTAGAGAATATAAATCAGCGTTAAAAAAAGCTGAGTCTTACGCAGAAACTATGCACATGTCTAAGGCTGGCATATACGATCAATTGACATCGGAATATGGAGAGGGATTCCCGGCAGAAGCTGCTCAATACGCTATCGATAACATTGTTTGGGATTGGAACGATAACGCATTGAAAAAAGCGCAAACATATGCAGAAACTATGGCAATGTCAGATTCGGCTATTTACGACCAATTGATTTCTGAATACGGGGAACAATTTACTGCGGCTGAAGCGCAATACGCCGTTGATAATTTAGAATAGGAAATATTAAGTCACTCATTTGAGTGGCTTTTTTATTCAAGAATATCGATTTTAATTATATGTCTTAAATATAATTTCAGTTTTAAAGGATAATCATTTGTTTTAATTTTTATCATCTGCTCATTAGTCAGTAATTCAACAATTTGACCATGATGTTTTTCTACCCTTTTATTCTTCCAATAGCTGATACACACATCGGCTTTGGTTTGATACGCCATATTTAAATCATCCCCTAAAGCATTAAGGCTAAACTCATCATACGCAGGTTCCGGAACGTCATTGTCGCTTTCATACCACTCACGAATATCTCTTACATGTTCAGTCAACATCATAGCGGTCCATTTTTTATTACCTCTATCCCTTAGCATCTACTTCCCCTCCTATTCCATTAAACCTAATACTCGTTTAATTTCATTCTCGCAATGATTTTTAAGTGCGATGTTATGATACTTTATATGGAATTCCCGTCTTTGTTCGGTAATCGTGTAAATAGTGAAGTCATTTTCTGACTTACCAGGATGAACTTTTGCACCTAGTTTCCCCAGCTGCCCTTTAATATTTTTCAGTTCTGAATGTAAAATTTTTATTTTGGCATCGATCAATAACTCAAATGCTCTTTGCATTTTAAGTGCTCCTAAATGTTTTGAATCTCGTTCCAGTGTTCTGATGGTTAAATCAAGGATAATTTGTCTATGAGCAAGATTATTAGCAGCTTGAGAAATCAAATCACTTCACGCTCTTTTCGGATTACTGGGACAATGGCAAGGACATTTTCGATAATAAAAGTACGTTTCGCATTCTTTAGAAAACAGAACGCACTGAAAGAATCATCTGTTATTTGGATAACTTTAATACGTCTCTTACTGATTTCGCCGCTTTTCGCAATATACATCATATCGACTAATTGATTGCGCTGCATTACTTTTAATAATTGACCTTTCATAATATCCCTCCACAGATAACGAACAACCGTTCTTATTTTTATTAATTATAGAACAGTTGTTCGTGTTTTATCAATATAAAAAAACCAGGCAATTTATACCTGGTTAAATAGCTGTTCCAATTTGACGAAGGATTTCTAATAACATCGGTGATATCTGAATAAATATATACCCCATCCCACATTTAAAAATAATATCCCACGCTCTTTCCGAATTACCAAGCATGAAGAAGAATCCAGCTCCCACCATGATTACACTAGCTAATGGGAATGATACAGCTACCATGATTTGAATAATTGGATCTAATATAGTGGCTAACATATTCAACGAAGCATCCGCGACAAAACCAGTGGGAATAGTTGTGGAAGGAGCTGTTTGTACTGCCCATTCGCCTGTAGCCGCACTCGCACTTTTTAACTGAGCAAACAATGGTAGCGCCATTAATGAAGTAACTAATCCCTTATTAGCATTGGGATAGATTTCTTTCTCAACATTTGAACGACCACCATAAAAATCTAATACCTCTGCATTTGAATAATCTCTAGGAGCTACAACCTCAACCTTATTTCTTTTAAACATGTTAGTTCCCCCTATTTGATGTCATTTGTAGTAAACACTTTCACTTTTAAACCCTCACAAGCTTTCTCCAGCTGCTTTCTACGATGTTCAGTTGTCGTTACCCATACAAGTGTTGGATAATAACCTAACTGCTTCACAAGGCTTTCTAACAGTTCTTTGTATCGGTTTATTTTATTTCGATTTTCTTTCATGCTTTGTTGATTATCAACTTCAAGAAAATGATAAAACCCATTACGAGTGAATACCGCATCTGCAATAGCAGCTACTTTCCCGTTTGAAATTTTCACCTCGTTTTTCCAATCTTTTGGGCAACCGTAAAACAACCAAAACTGATTACGAACAATAAAGTGTTCAACGTGCCCACCTTTTTTTCTTATCTTCTCGCAATCTACATATTCGCGCCCTTTTTTACTTAGGTAGTAAATAGATTGATATCCATCACGAATAGACGTTAAATACTCCGAAAGTCGGCTTAATACTTTATTCGCATTCCTTTTCGTACCTAATTTAAAATATTGATTAAGTTGATCACGAGTAAGAAAATCAAATTTCTTCAAAAGTAACAGCATCGCTTCTTCTCTCTGTGATAATCTCATTTTCTTCATTCTGATTCTCCTTTTCTACGATGTAAGGCGTTATTCTTTTTTTGATAGTCTCGTTACTTATAAAAGGTGACTGTACTGTATAACGTTTTATAGTGTTTTTATAAATACCTCTCCCTGGAACATCAGGTAATTTCTCAGCACCATTTTCATCCAATACAACTTGTGAAGCTGTATCTGAATCGACCACATAACACAATCGAGCGATGATGTTTCTCTTAGTCTGGGATGGTATTACTTGAGCTGTTGGGTACTGCGTGCAGAATATCAAATAATAGCCAGCTGAACGGCCTCTACGAGCGATATCAGTTACGATATCCATTGCATCTTGATAATCAGATAAATCTGCCGCTTCATCAATAATGATAAAATGACGTTTTTTAATCTTCGCTTCTTTTACGTCTTCAAAACCGTTATCTACAACTTTTTCAAATGAATTATTCATTTCAATTTGAATAACTTTTAAGACTTCTTCAGCTTGTTTAGGTTCGCGAGAATAGTATTTTACTTGCCTGCAGTCTTTAAATCTGTGGAAGGCAGAACCACCCTTTAAATCGATTAATGATAGTTCTGTATTGTCGGGTTGTTGTTCGATGAGTGTAGAGGTTATTAATTTGAGAATTGCGCTTTTTCCATAGCCAGTAGATCCAGCTATAATTAGGTGCTTTGATTTGTCAAAATCGTGATATATAATTTCACCATTTCTTGTGTAGCCTATAGGCACCGACCAAGTTTTGTATTTTAGTAGTATTTCATCCCAATCAATTTTTGTAGCTAGTGGTTTGTCGTAAACTCGAATAATCAGCAATCCATCAAAATCAAGTTCAATTTCTTTTGTCTCTGTCAGCTTCTTCTTCCACAATTCTTGAAGTTGTAGATGAATTGTAGAATCGAATTTCAATGCTTTTAGATCAGCAAACCTTATTCGTTTTCTTCGATTGTTAATACCATCTTGCAATACGTCTAATTTGCTCATGTAATCATTGAAGCTTCTTCCTAGTGGGATTCGATACTTGTATTCCCATCCCCAGTTATGCTGTTTCTTTTTAATTAACTGAGTTGTTAACGTGTCTTTACCATCTTTAACATTAAGGCCAGAGAGCGAAATAATTCTTTGTATCTTTCCGCTCTCATTGGTTGATAAACCTTGTTTTTTAATGTAAGCACTCAATGCAAGACCACCAAAAATTGAAGTAGTAACAACTTCGAAAAGCATAAACATCTCCCTTCGTGTTCAAATTACATGGAACTTTTTATAAGCCTCTTTTTTACGTTCTTCAGATACATTTCCGTAAATTAGTGTTGTTGCTGGATTACTATGCCCTAATAAATGTTGTAAATCAGCTAACTCAATACCTGCATCCATTGATAGAGTTGCGAATGTGTGTCTAAGTACGTGAGGAGTAAGTTTCTTTTGAATATTCGCCTTCTTTTCAATCTTATCTATTTCAAATTGAATCCCTCGATTTGTCATTCTTCTTATTGGCTTTCGCTCTGTTACGAATAACGCTTCGCATTCATCATTTCTTGTAAGTAGATACTTTTTTAGATGATGCATTGCTTTTACGCTAAAATAAACAATTCTTTCTTTATTCCCCTTACCAATAACTTTTGCGCTCATATTTTGCATATTGATACTTTCGATATTCAACTGAGTTAATTCACTTAATCGGCATCCGGTTGAGTACAACACTTCAATCAAAGCTCTTTGACGTATTGAATTACACGCTTCACGAACCATCTCTAATTCTTCAACGGACAAAGCTTTAGGCAAACGTTGTTCTTTCTTTGGAGTAGCAATTTTTGAAGTTGGATCACGTAGAAGAATATCCTCCTTTACCATCCAACCGAAAAACGACTTGAGTATTGTTAGTTTTGTAGAAAGTGTACTCTTTTTTAAATCTGTATTCTTTCCCAAGAACAATCTTATATCTGGAGTAGTTATTTGGACGGCTGCTTTGTTAAACATTTCAGCAAAATTAGATAATACATATCTGTAACTTGATAGCGTTAGTTCACTAAGACCCTCCAGTCTTTTAGATGCAATAAAAAGTTCGACTTTTTCCGGAATATCATTTTCTAGTTGCACAGTTGTTTTTCTATGAATCTCGTAATTTGCCAATACCTCCTCCATCAATAAATGGAAACGAACTTCATCGATGTCGGGAGCTAATAATGTAAAAATTGTATTGATATCTGCTGTTAATTTTAGTGTGTCTTGCATCTTGTATGCTCTCTCCTTCCGCACTTCATATTCTGTACGCCCACTGGTTATCTTACGTAGTAAGAGTTTCAGCCATCAGGACCAATTAAAACATCTCTTAAATGTTAACCTATCAACATAAATGCAGTTCTCGATGTATGTCTTGCATTGGAAAACAAAAAGGAAATGAATCGGGAACAATAACGGGTAAAAAAATAAGCTTAAGGTTAACCAAAAGTTTTATTATTTACACTATAAAGTGTATATTGTAAAAAATCAAGTATATTTTTAATTATTTTTATTTACTCAACACATGAAAAAATGTAAAATTTATATGTATATGTTATAACTATCGAGGTGATAACCATGGGACTAACTGTTTCAGAAAAAATTAGAGTATTAATAGGCCGTAAGAACATGACGATAACTGAATTGGCATCGAAACTAAACATGACACCACAAAATTTACACAACAAACTTAAACGGGATAACTTTAGCGAGAAAGAAATTAGCGAGATTGCTAACGTTTTGGATTGTAAGTACGAAATCAATTTCTTATTTGAGAACGGAGATAAAATCTAGAGGAAATAAAAAAGACCGCCCTCCACAATAATGGAAAGGCGGTCAATTTATTGGTTGATTTCTCAATCCAATATTCGAATATCTTTATTTTAATACAACGGGGGCAATAAACAAGTCATTCCCTGAAAATAAATTTTTGATACAGCAAAATAGCGTCAAACTTTATTTTTGCGGTATTCGATTGTAGCAAATTGTTCTCTAGTTAAAGGTCTGTTTGGATTTTTACCGTTCATTAACCCTTGTGCAGTTGCCCAATTCCAAGCTGCAGCGTGAGTAGCAGAAACCTCACGTTCATTTAATCCGACTTGCGCTTCTAACACTTCAATTCGTTTTGCTTGTGCAGTAATGATTCCTTTTAATTCTTCATATTGGCTCACTGTTAGTCCTCCTTTATTAGTTGATACACCTTTAACTTCGCCCGTTTTTTTAAGTCCAGCAAATTTAGCGAATGCTTGTGCAATCAATTTACCTGCAGTTTCTAAAACTTTATCGTCACGTAGCTTTTTAATATCGATAAGCGAGTCCATAAAGCCACCTTCAATTAAAATGGCAGGCATTGTGGTTTCGCGAACTATGTGTAAGTTTCCTTCCTTAATGCCACGATTTTTTATGCCATAGGATTTAACAACGGCTGGATGTATAGCTTTAGCTAATGCATAACTTTTTGCTTGGGCATTAGGATATACGTAAGTTTCTACGCCCGTCTCAATACTTCCCCAATTGTTATCTTGAGCATTATGATGAAACGAAATATAGTAATGCGCTCCCCAGTTATTAGCGCCGTCTGTACGAGTTTTTAAAGGCACATCTGTTTTTCCTGTTGGATCATCAAATCGCTTTGAAGCTACTCCCTCATAAAGCGCCAATTCATTCGCAAAAGCCCGCGCTACTTTATTATTGAAGGACCATTCTCTTTCATCATCTGGCGTGCGTTTACCTGGGGTATTCAATCCATGTCCAGCATCAAATCCAACTTTTATCATTTTGAATCACCAACTTTATCGAGTGATTGAGCCTTCCCAAAATAAAAAGAAATCACGGATATAATGACTGTTTGAATGAATTGAACTTCGAGCACACCCATAACCGAAAGGATAATGAACAGTAAAATTGTGGATAGCGCAATTAGTTTTCTTGTTTCAATTAATGCAGCGAATTTACTTTTCACTTAGATCACTCCCATCTTAATGACTGCTACAACTACACCAATAGCAACTCCAATCAAAGCAGTGGTGAAAGTTCTTCGTAGCCAACGCGTATCGTCCTTAATTGATGAAATATCGTCTTTTACGTCCTTTAATCCAGCTTCTGCTACTGCTAAACGTGTTTTTACATCTGACATATCTTTTTCCAAATTTACAACTCGTTGTTCATCCATTGTTAGCACCATCCCTTTTTAATCAAAATAAAAACCCTCCACAGATGTATTGTGGAAGGCTTAGGCTGCCGTTGTTGCAACAGGTGTAATTGAAGCGATTAGGTTTTTATTGATGATTGCTCCTGAGATATTCACAAAAGTAATTTCACGATTATTTAGCATCTGCGTAAATGCTGTTGCATCGAAATCCGTTACACCTTTCATAGTTAATGCTTGTCCGTTGTTTAATTGAATTTGATAGTCCATATTTATCATTCTCCTTTTTATTGAATTGAATTTAAACTGCTTTGTAATAATGCAAATCTTGTAGGTGTTATTGATACTCCTGTTGACGTCAGTGATGGAGGAGATGAGCTAGGATTCATGTCGTTGATGGCATTAGTGGCTTGATTGACTTGAATAGCAAGCATTGTTCCTCCTGAATATACAGTGGCGAAGTTGTAATTACCAAGACCTTTATATACTCTGAATTGGTTGATTCTAGTAGCAAAACTATTCCAACTTGATGCAGGCATATATAAGGCCTGTCCTGTTGTCATAGCGATTCCCCAAGTCCAATCTTGAGGACGGGTCTGTTTGAACTGAGCGCTTATTGTTGTTGCTCTAGCATTACCTACAGCATCATAAGCCGTTACTCGAATAGTGTAAGTTGCATTGTTGACAAACTCATTGCCGTAAGCATCTGCTGTAAATGTTCGGTAGGCAGTGTCCTGATGCAACCCATTACCATAAGTAGACCCGCCAGGACCGGTTATCTCGACATAATACGACTTCCCTCCACCACGCAGGCCTGAACCATTATCATAAGCCGAGAACGCAACTTGCATTCGACCCATGTTATCTAAGGTTATGGAGTTAAATATAGGTGCTGTGAAGTCGTTTGTTCTATTACTACCAGACGTATACATCCCTGTACCGTTAGCATTCATAGCCGAAACAGTTATTGTGTAATCCGTATACTCGGACAATCCTGTAAACGAAGCATCGGTAGTAGTCACATATTTGTAGCCTACTAAACTCCCACTCAACCCACCTTGTCGAATCTCCACATAGTATTGTGTCGCTCCGCTTACCGCATTCCAAGTAGCATACATGATTGTTCCTACATTGGTTGATGGAAACACATATAACCCTGTTGGTGTTGCCGGCGGTTGTGGAGCGGCAGTTGTTGTTATAGTTGTACTACCTGAACCTGTGCTTCCAGCTGCTGTTCTCAAACTAAATGAAACAGTATATGTTGTATTCGGAGATAAACCTGTAATCGTCCAACCGCTAGATGTAGAACTTCCACTTGAGGGTGCTAAGTTAGGAGAAGTTCTACCATTGCAACTTATATATACTTCTGTGTACGTTGACGCTGTGTTTAATTCTACGACCAATGCATAAGCAGAGTTATGTGTAACGGATCCATAGGAAATACGAGCCATCTAATCAACCCCAAACTGCAACAGGCTTATTGCTTCCCCAAATAACGGATGTGTAGGATAAATCTAAACTTGTTGCCACAACAAGCACATCATTCCAGGCTGAAATGGTTACATCGCCTGATGAGTCTGCACCAATCGAACAATCCGCAAATGGGAAGCGAATAAGTCCTCCGGTATTGCCCTGCATCTCGATGTTATTTCCTACTTTTATATTTTGTAAGGTTTCTATATTCCCTTTGAATGTTGCTCCATCACCGAATATATGCCCATAGAAATTGATTTGGTCAGCATCGAATGTGAATGAGTTAGCGTTTTGATAGAATATGGATTGAGCTTCACCTGCTGTTACTTTAGATGATATTTCTCCTGACATTACTGTAAATTGGGCATTCATATCGGTTTCTAAATTCGTCACGCTTAATTCAATATTATCTGCTTTTATTTCTAGCGTAGCAATCGATTCATCAACGCGTTCCACTTCGCTTTTAATGTAATCATTTGTCTGGTCAAATTTAGATTGGGTTTGCTTTTTATTTGTATCGATTTCTACTTTTTGACTAACTAAGATATCCTCTGTGGATTTAGGGAGAGTGTTTCCTAATGCGACAGAAGTTGTTACGAGTGTACCGTTTCGGAATTCCCTAGTTTGCTTCAAAATTCGAGTCTGAAATTCGATGTTCATCGGCTCATAGATTAACCAGACTCGTTCGCCTAGCTCCCTATTTAATAATTCTGCAGAATCCAATTCGAAATAAACTTCCGGCTCATCCGTTAGTTGAGATTTTATATGTTCTAGCAAACTATCAACCTGTGTAAATCTATCGTCTGAAATGGGCTCATTTTTACGTATGCCGAATGTTTGAGCGTTAGGTGATGTATAACTCACTTTTAAACCATCCGCTCCGTAGCCCTCGATAAACGTCTTTAATTTGGTTGTATCCACTTTCTTAGACAACGCTACGACATTATGTTTATAGCGATATACCGCATCATTATCCGGTCCGATTTCATAATCAAAATGAATGACTTTGTTAGGTAAAATTTGATACTCACATTGAAAGGCAGCACACAAAGCATTTATGAGAGAAACAATATTAGCATTACCGAAATTCTCGATTAATGCACTATCAGCGATATCCGTTGTAAATGTCCACCCAGTGCCGTTTAAAGTAAATGCAGCAAACTCAGCGAATGTATGAGTGCCGCCGTAAATAGTATCTTGACGATCATCCGCTAAATCATAGAATGTGTGGATGGCAACGACTGATTTTGAGTATTGGTTTTCATTCAATTGTTTAACTCGAAATTCCTGTCCTTCCACAATTACAAAGCATTCCTCAATCAATAATTCATGTCCTGGATTCTCAGGTACATTAAAAGAGGTAAACGATAACGCGAAGCTACCGTTAACCTCTTCTTCAATTTTTAATCCTTGATGATGTGTTAAAGGCTCAACTTGTGAGCCATCAATATTTGAGACAATTAACAAGTTGATTCACCTCGTTTTCTAGTAATTAAAAAGCACCCTCAGAACGAGAGCACTTTTATAGTAAACTTTTGATATTTTTAATATTACTAGTTATGTCGTGATATGGGACTAATGTTAACTAACTGTCGCCCCTACGGAATCTACCCAAACAGCAGGAGTAGTTACCGTTCCATTTCCGTCAACTACGGCTGCAACTTTACACCAAAGTGGCTTTCCTAATGTTCTATCGAAGTATGAAAAACCTACATACGGCTTAGACGGTCTTTGTGCAGTTGTATGAGACGCATTACCTATCGCTAACCACTCTGTCCATGCTCCGTTAACCCATTCCCTTGTATAGATATTATTTTGTACGTTAGGACGGAACTCTTGATAGCCATTTGATGAGTAAAGAGCATTTGTCATTAGCATGCCGCCCCATTCAACTGGGAAACCTGTAGTTCCACTAGAGCCAATTTGAGAATAAGATATAACTCCTTTTGGTACTGATGCGTCAGTATAAGATGTGGTATTAGCTAAAGCGTTATTACCTAGATAAATTATCTTTATTGAATCATCTTGCCATGAACTCCAAGCAGTTTTTGATCTATCCCAATAACGAATGTATTTATTATTAGACGCAATTGGTTTCCATTCTTGATACGTCCAAGGGAAATCACTTACTCTACTGTAAACATGTGTTATTAAAATCCCACCACTTGTTGTAGGAAATCCAGTGCTATTTGATATCGGTGTTATAGTAGTCTTGTTGATTGTGAAATCAGAAGGAACGCTATTTACATTATATCCATATTTATATAATGTTTGAGGACTTCCAAAGCCGTGAGAATTACCGTCACAATCAACGATGTAAGAAGTAGGCTTTTCTAAGTTGTAACTATC